TCCAAGCTTAAGCCTTTCAACTCTGTCATTCCCATTACCCCATTTCCCGGCGATAACTTCATCAGCTAACTGGGATATACTTTTCTTACTTTCTGTAGGTTTCGGCGACGAATTTTCTACGCCGAAATATTTACAAACGCCTTTTGCGATAGCTTCGCCTATTTCCGCAGTATGTTCAATAATCCATTTAGCCGTCTCGGCATTATCATGAAACTCGCATTCGCAGTACACGCATGGTGCTGTAGTATTCTTCATCTCGTACCATGTTTGATTCGTAGACACGTTCTCGCTTGTTCCCGGCGTTAATGGTGCTAAAGCGTTATATATATCTTTAGCAGCCTCGTAGCCCTTACCACTCTTACTCCATGAGAAAACCCTCGTTCCCGTTACTTTCTTGTTAAACGCATTTGTGTGAATACAAATGTGTAAATCAGCTTTCTTCTTATTACTTTCTGCCACCCTGTCATACATATTATTAGTTTGGTTATTAACTACTGCAAACCCCGCTGCTTTCAGCTTAGCTTCACAAGCGTTAGCTATTCTCCTACACTGAACAGCCTCAGTAGTGTTTCCGGCAGCATATTTATTATCAGTCTGGTCGGATGGACTTAAATAAATTAGTCTCGTCATTATTCTTCCTCCTTATTTATCATATTCTTCTTGTAGGCAGCCGAGCTAATACCGAGTAAAGCTCCCAAGAAAGCGTCTATTGCCGTTATCGTACCTACGATTTCTTCGCCAAAAGGAAAGCCCCATATACCTGCAAGGGCAAAGTACAGCGTACCCATAGCCGGCAAAACGACCATAGCTATCCATTTAAGCAAGTTATAGGTCTTGTCATTCATTTTCATAAAGTTCCCTCCCTTTCTTTTAAAAAAGACAACTCGCTTGAGCTGTCTTAATTTGACTGTAATTTCTCCATTACTCTTTATTTTTTTGGTATCAAACCTGTTATCTTGATAATCGGTATTTTATCTCCTGGATTATGATTTGATGATGGCAGATGTGCCATTGACCTTAATTTTTGCAAAAAAACATTATTTCCCTCTTTTTCTTCAAGCGATGCAAAAAGACTAAATATATATTTATCGGCTGATATACCCTCGGTCATTTGGCCGCCTATTATATATCCATTGTGGCGGATACACAGTATCGGCGCTATAGAGCCTTGCGAATAAAATTCAACCAATATTATGTCGTATTCATTTATGTTGGGTACGTTTATCGTAGCACCTTCGGCGGCGCTTCCGCTCCACAGAACGGTATTATATAATTTAAACCACCTATTTTGAATCTTTATTTTATCAACAATTTTTTGCAATAGGGTTAGCATAATACCCACCCCCTTTTCAGGGTTAGGCTACTTCTACCCCCCTCAACATTTAACACAATTATGCCCGATATGTATAATTCTCTTATATTAGTCGGAATATCGTAATTGTTATCAATTTTTAAATTGCGGCCTTGCACGCGAAGCATATATCCAGGCGTCGGAACTCCCCATCCGTGTGCCGTAATATATTGATAATTATTTGCGCTTGTTAATTCACCGGGAAGTTGCAATATTATAGTGTCGCTTGTAGTTGTTCCCACAAGTAGTGTGCCTGTTAAGAATAATATGGATCCTATCTTGACGGCAATAAGGCTATTGTTTGAGCTCCCCCACCCGTTTAAGAATGAAAAAGACTTATAAGTCAATATTCTTAGCATTTTCATTTTTTGAATGACCGCCAATAAAACGTTAAACAGTTTCATTCCTTTACCTCCTCTAAATTTCATCAAGTTCAGCCATTAACCGGTCATATTCGGCTTTTGTTATAGTCATATCGACAGCCGCCACGGTTAATGTCGAGATGTTTAAGTCGCTTGACCATTCAGGGCTAACCTCCCCCTGTACTAAAACTTGATTCGTTGCCGACGGCGTTTCCGGGAGCAATCTCGCTTCCGCCTTGTCTATGATTTCTTGAGCGCCGCTGGCGGCTGCTTGGGCTGTTTCTGCCCATGCGTGTGGCGCTTGGGCCGCTGCATTTGCAGTTCTGGCTGCTGTATCGGCTGTTTTTGCCGCATTAGCAGCTCTCGAAGCCTGTTCGTTAGCGGCAGCGGTCGCTTCGTTTGCTGAGGCTATCAAGCCTTCGACTAACACAGTTTGTTCTCCGGCTTTTTGCGCAGCTTCATTAGCTGCTTTTGTAGCGGCGTTAGCCGAGCTGACGGCAGCATTGGCGGCTGTGGTTGCTTTTTCTGCACTTGAAATAGCGTTACGGGCATCCTTGACAAGCTCGTCTAACACGCCGAATTCGTTACTTGATGGGATAGCCGATTCTTCAATTAAGTTTTTTTCAATTTCAAAAAATAAGATATATGATACTAATATTTTTTCGCCGTTCGTAATTTGAAGCTGAGCGAATTGTCGGCCGGCTTCAGCAAATGTTTGAGCCGTAGGGCTCAAGATAACGGTATTACTATGTATCTCGCATTCGTTATATATTTCCAAGCCGCTTGGTTTTTTTAAATAAAAACGAGCTGCGGCATCCGGTGGTATCATATAGTCGGTCATGTGAAATTCTATCAATATCTCAGTTGAATATTGCACATAATGAATTATCTCTTGCCACGGGTCAGCAGTGACTTTTAAGTTTATAATTTTATTCATTATCCTTTCTCCTATTCCCCTATAGCTACCCAAACAATGTCAGGCTGGCGACCGGTACTGTCAGCGTTAAAGATTCTTATACGGCCACCTGTTTTCGTAACATCACTCACAGCAACACTCGCCTTACCGAACTCCGGAGCATCCGACTTACTTTCAAAAGCTGCTATCATTACCGGAGTATTCTTGAATGATCTTTCAAAAGTTATAGGAATATCTGCAATGCCAGGGCCTGATACTTTGGCAGAGAAGGTGCCTGTCTGTATGCCATGCGTAGGCATATCATTTATTACTATGCTGTCCGGATGTATAGCGCTTTTTTTGTTGCCGGCTTCAACGACAACTGTAGGCAGTGACGAAATCAATTGTATCTTTCCTTCTTCAAATCCGGGCCTGTTACAGTTCATGCTCAATGTGCCTAACGGCCATAACGTAGTTATTATTTTTTCGCCCGCGCCACCATCTCTCGTTATCCTTATTCCGTTTCCTGTAAGTTTAGTTATACTTTTATCGTTTCCTTGCGTTTCTGAAATTTCTATATCTCCGCCTGATAAAATTACTTTATTCCCTGCTGAATCGCCATTTTCTATGCTGATACCGCTCAAATTACTGCCCGTTATTGTTCCCGCGGTAATAGTTCCGTCAGCCATGACGAATTCGCCCGTATCAAGGTTCCAATACGATTTGCCAGTTTTATCGGCAATCAAGCCCGCCACTATTATGTTTGCAATCAGCCCTCCAGCAGTAATAGCCGTCGTCCAAAGCCAATCCCTGCCGTCTGCCGTTCTGTTTCTTGATATTTGCAAACCCTGAGTTCCCAGCGCCATAGCGCCGAAAGCAGGGCTGTTAATATCCAAGTCCTCAAACAGAATAGCTCTAACGTTTTGTTTTTTAGCCACAGTATTTTGCAAACGCAGCTGAGTAAGCGCCCCGTCGATAAATCCGGCTATTTGCTGCCCGATTACCGTACCATCAGGGCGGATAGCCGACTCAACACGATTTACCGACGACGTTACGTCATTGAAGTAGTTATGTTCGTAATCTCCTATAGTGACTGAATCTACTTTCTTTAAAACGCTATCGTAGGTTAATGCTATTACTCTGGCGTCCGTCTTAATGCCTAAATGGTTATTGATACAATGAATCGTATCACCGAGGCTAACCTCTTCAAGAACGGCGTAATCCTTATATTGCTCCGTATTTTGAAGCAGTATCATTTGTGCCGATATTGTAACCTTTGGCTTGTCTATTCCAACACTGAATTGCTCATTACATTTCTTCGTTAGAGCTATATCCAGCTCTTCTTGTGTGTCGCATACGATAACGCCGTTTTTTTCATCGTCCTCTGACGCGTCCTCGCGCATTTTCACATCATCAAAGGTCATCGTTCCAATTTTGACCGTAGGATAATTATTTATAAGGTCACTATCTACATATCCGTTATCGGTCATAGTGTATCCGTTATATGCTTTCGGGTATATTCGAGTTATAACGCCAGCCATGTCTACGTCTTCGGCAATTCCATTTTCCGGAATATTCTTACCGTAGCGCAGCTCTACGCCGTAATCGCCTCCAATGCGTTCATTTATGATGACTTTGAAATTGTCGAACAGGATTTCGCCGCCCCAGCGTTTTAAAAACGAATTCTCGTCGTCGCCATTTATGGCTTCCATCAAATTCTTAAATTGATAGTAGGCGGTAGAACGTCTATCTATGTCGCTTTCGGCCGAATACTTATTATTTATAGCGGTCATTATATCCAATGCCTCTTGGCCGTTCTTTTCAGTCGGTCTGACGTCAATTAAAAAGCAGTCTTTTATTGAGTCAAAAAAAATCGGCTCAAGGCTGGCTATTACGCCGCTATCCGATTTCGTTTTTGATATTATCCTAAACAGCTGCTCTCCGTTAAAAGACGGAGCCTTTACGACCGCTTGATCATCTATGTATTTCCATCGTCCCTCGTCATCTATAGGGTGATCCATGGTAGTTGCCCATGGGCCGTTCAATTCAACGCTCACTGTAAATTCAGACGGCAACAGTACGATATCGCCGTTATTATTATAATTTTCATTATTTGGATTATATAGTTGAATCATAGCACCCTCCAATTCGGCGTTACCATTAAATTCAGCCCCTCAGTTATTTCTATCGTATTTTCCCCGGGCAGCAAATACATGTCTTCATAATTCCCCGTTATTGCAGTATTTTGCAAAGTTCTATCTTGTCGATATGTAATCATCAAATTTGTATCTATCGTTAAATTCTGACCGACATTTATTTTTATTTCATGACCATTTACGGTTAAAACTCCCGCCTTTTCCCCTTCAATACTATAAACAGGTTTTGAAAGGTTATACGGATTTAATTTTACCTCTTCAAGTGGAAGAGGTATTGCGCCGCTTTTAAAATATGTGTATGGATCGCAAACAAAAGCTGGGGTTATTGCTCCAATACGTTTAGAAGTCCTTTGAATTTCCCCAACAATAACATTTTTTACTTTGTAAAAAGTATCCTCAGTATCTGAAAAAGATAGTCGTCTTGCTCCTCTTCGGCTTAGCAACCAGCTCTTTATTTGCCGTGTTTTTTTGTTCCATTCATTTTCAGGGGCCATAAAATTTAATTCTACATAAATTTCTATATCGTCGAAAAAACCATCGTCAATTAGTAAATCGCCATCACGTCCCGGTATGGATACCTGTGTTATTTTAGGTGACGGCGCCGGAATATTGGGGCGCCTTATTACAAGAGCTCCTATATCATTCCCCGCTATATCATTGTACGTCATGTTATACTTCATGTAGCCGCTCCTTTAGCTCTCATTCTCATTTCTTGGCTTCTGGAAATGTCTTTTTGCACTGTTTTGGAAATTATTTTTCCATCCAAAACGCTATATACAGTCACGTCAATCGGCCTTCCTTGACTCATCATGAAGGGCGCTGGCTTGATAGGCGTTATGTTTTCAAACAAATAGTTTATTTTTTTTGGCGGCATTTGCAAATTTGAAATTTCTCTCACAATTGATTTATTTGCTTTTTTTATAAACGGGATTCCTTGCTCCTCGCCTACGGCGATTCCTTCCGAAATCGGTATGCCTACTTCGTCGCGCATTAGTTTGGACGGCGAATTCATTTTTAATGAGCTGCGAAATGAATTTAATATTTGACCAGATATGTATAATG